GACAATATTGTTACAAATGTAATAGATGTCAGTGGATTGAAATCTGGTTTTATTGATACCCAAGAAGGTACATATATAGAAACTAGTAATAGTATTAGAAAATGGCCAGCAGCTATAGGTATGATTTATGATTCTACTAGAGATGCTTTTTATTCACCAAAACGTTATCCTTCTTGGACATTAAATGAAAGTACTTGTCAATGGGAAGCACCTTTAGAGCTACCCGAGGATTATGATGGAACTACGCCTTTAGTGTGGAATGAAGATGTTTATCAAGGTGATAACACTAAAGGATGGGTAGAAATTGAGTGATGCTTATCTCAGTAATCCTAATCTGAAAAAGATAGGGATTAATATTGAATTTACAAAAGAACAAGTCGAAGAATATATAAAATGTGCTAAAGACCCTATCTATTTTGTAAAGAATTATATGAAAATTATTCATGTAGATAAAGGATTAATACCTTTCGATCTCTATGATTATCAAGAAAAAATGATAACTAATTTCAACGATGAAAGATTTGTTATCACCAAAATGCCTAGACAATCAGGCAAATCTACCGCCGTTATAAGTTTTATTCTACACTATATCCTTTTTAACGAATCTAAAAATGTAGCACTTCTAGCAAATAAAGCAGAACTAGCCCGTGAACTATTAGATAGATTGAAAAAAGCATATGAGAACCTACCCTTATGGTTACAACAGGGTATCACAACTTGGAATAAAGGTTCTATTGAATTAGAGAATGGCTCTAAGATATTAGCTACATCTACAACAGGTTCAGCGGCCCGTGGTCAATCATTCTCTCTAGTATTCTTAGATGAGTTTGCTTTCGTCCAACATAACATAGCTAACGATTTCTTCAAATCTGTTTATCCTACTATATCATCTGGCCAAGAAACTAAAATGATTATTGTTTCTACACCTAAAGGCATGAATCATTTCTATAAGATGTGGGTAGAAGCTGAAGAACAAAGAAGTAATTTTAAAACTTTAGCAGTTGATTGGTGGGAAACACCGGGTCGTGATAGTGATTGGAAAATTCAACAAGTAGCTAATACTAGTGAAGAAGATTTTAATCAAGAATTTGCTTGTGAATTCTTAGGAAGTACTAATACACTAGTCAATGTTAATATACTAAGAAACTTAGCCTTTACTAATCCTACATTTCAAAAGAATGGATTTGATCAGTATGGAGAAATTCATTCTGATCATCAATATGTCGTGACTGTCGATACATCTAGAGGTGTGGGATTAGATAATTCAGCTTTTGTAGTTGTAGATATCACTACAGTACCTTATCGTGTAGTAGCTAAGTTTAAAGACTCATTAATATCACCTATACTCTATCCGGAGTTAATTTATAATGTAGCTACTAATTATAACGAAGCGTTTGTATTAGTAGAAATTAATGATATTGGTGAACAAATAGCTAATATTCTACATAATGATTTAGAATATGAGAACTTATTCATAACTAATGTTAAGGGTCGTGCTGGCCAAGTAATTGGTGGTGGGTTTAGTTCTAATAGACAATTAGGTGTAAGAACTACTAAACAAGTAAAACGTATTGGTTGTTCTACATTAAAAGACTTGGTTGAAGATAATAAAATTATAATAGAAGACTTTGACATCATAGAAGAGATGTCTAATTTTATTAATAAGAAAGATTCATATCAAGCGGATGAAGGTTATCATGATGATTTAGTAATGTGTTTAGTATTATTTTCTTGGTTAATTCGTCAACCTTATTTCAAAGATTTAACGAATTCTGATATACGAGAGAGAATAATAAAAGACAAAGAAAACATGATAGAGGCTGATTTATTACCATTCGGGTTTAAGTATGATGCAGTAAATGATACTGAAAATGAAGTTGCTGATCCATATAGTTTACATCAAAATTCTACTTGGTAATATATAGCCAAGGGTCAATCATACTTACAGTTGCTTTTTTAAGTTTCATTGTATCACTAATTTTCTTTTTAGTTTCTTCTGAATGAAATTTACCTTTATGGGAATTGCTCATCTTCGACTTCGTTTCGGCCGAATATTTTTTGCCGATTCGAATATCTCGTAGTTTAATCTTTGTTTCTTCTGTATGTTTCATATTTCTATTTAGTCTTATTAACTTAGTTAAAATAGTTATTTTATAAATAATACTAAATGATAGTCGGAATATATAACTTAAGGAGTTAAACAACATGGGTTTTCAAGTATCTCCAGGCGTTAATGTAAGTGAGATTGATCTTACTACAACGGTACCTGCCGTCGATACCACATCTGCTGGACTCGCGGGACATTTTGTGTGGGGACCGGTAGACAAGAGAGTTCTAATCACAAGCGAAAATGATCTAGTTAACAATTTCAATAAGCCTAATTCAAATACAGCGGATGATTTCTTTACCGCTACTAACTTTCTTTCATATTCAAATGCACTTCAGACGGTTCGTGTAGTACAGACTGGTGCTTCTTCATTAGCTACTGCGGCTCGTAATGCTATGGGAGTTGCTGGTAACACTGTCAATACTGTTATTAAAAACGAAGATGATTACGATGATAATTATTCTACTGGTATCTCCGGTGTAGGAGAATGGGTTGCTAAGTATCCTGGAGAACTAGGAAATTCATTAAAGATTTCAGTTTGTGCTAGTGCTACAGCATGGTCAAATGGTGTATCAGGCAACGTTGCCATTACTACACAAACAACCGCACTTACTGGTAATGGTACCGCCTTCTCCACTCAGTTCGTAGCTGGTGATCTAATCGAATTAGGCGCAGACAAACAGAAAATTCGTATTGCTTCTATTGGCGGTGCTACTTCTATTACACTAGAAGAGAAATATACTGGTAATACTATTACAATTAATTCAACACAAAGTCTACCAGCCAATGTAACAAGATTTTGGGAGTTTTATAATAACTTTGATGTAGCTCCAGGCACTTCACCTTATGCTAACACACAAAGTGGTGTGGCTGATGAAATTCATATTGCCATTGTTGATGAAGATGGTAAATGGACCGGTACGAAAAATCAAGTATTAGAAACATGGGCAAGTCTCTCTTTAGCATCAGATGCAAAGACTCCTGAAGGTGCTAGTAACTACTATAAAGAAATATTGAATAGAAAATCAAATTACGTTTGGTGGGCCGGTCATAATTCAACTAACACAAATGCTGGTAATAAAGTAGCTGGCACAACTTTTGTTGGTGGAACTGCTATTCAGAATTCATCATTAGTAAACGGTAGAGATGGTGCTACACCATCTAATGCAGATTATATTAACGGCTACAATTTCTTTAAGAGTGCGGAAGAAGTAGATTGTTCTTTCATTCTTGGCTCTTCTGCTAATCAAACTAGAGCAATTCATCTAGTAAATCAAATTGCTGAGTATCGTAAGGATTGTTTAGCAGTTCTTTCACCAGAAAAGGGTGATGTTGTAGATAATGCTCGTTGGTCAGGGGCTCAAACTGAAGATATTATTGCATTCCGTAATACTCTACCTTCAAGTTCATTTGCGGTAATTGACTCAGGTTGGAAGTATCAATATGATAAATTCAATGACCTTTATCGCTATGTTCCATTAAATGGAGATAGTGCTGGTACTATGGTAAGAACTGATAGAGTTCGTGACCCTTGGTATTCACCTGCTGGTTTCAATAGAGGCCAATTAAAGAATGTTATTAAACTAGCATTTAATCCTAATAAAGCAGAAAGAGATTCACTTTACAAGAGTGGTATCAATCCTGTAACAGCATTCCCTGGGCAAGGTACAATCTTATTCGGCGATAAGACTATGTTAGCTAAACCTAGTGCTTTTGATAGAATTAACGTAAGAAGGCTCTTCATTGTATTAGAGAAAGCTATCGCAACAGCGGCTAAGTTTACACTATTCGAGTTCAATGATGAGTTTACCAGAGCAAACTTTGTTAATCTAGTAGACCCATTCCTTAGAGATGTTCAAGGACGCCGTGGTATTACAGACTTTAAAGTAGTGTGTGATGAATCAAATAATACTCCCGAAATCATTGACCGTAATGAGTTCATTGGAGATATCTTCATCAAGCCTGCTCGTTCTATCAACTTCATTCAACTAAACTTTGTCGCCGTTAGAACTGGTGTCGAATTTAGTGAAGTAGTTGGACAAGTCTAGTATAAATAGTTAAAAGATAAGGAGTTAATCAAAATGGCATTTAGTATCACCGGGTTCCAAGGACAGTTGACAGGCGGCGGCGCCAGGGCCAATCTGTTCCAGGTGACTATTGACAATCCAGTTGATAGAGGATCGTTTATTAAAACATCATTCATGGTACAGGCTTCAAGTATTCCTGAAGCTACCTTGGGTATTGCAACTCAAAACTATTTCGGTCGTGCTATTAAGTATGCTGGTAATAGAACATTCGCTGATTGGACTGCTACTATTATCAACGATGAGGATTTCCTCATTCGCGATGGTATGGAGCGGTGGTCTAATGCTATCAACGGTTTACAAACAAACCTAAGATCTCCTGGCCTTCGTACCGCAGCACAATATAAATCCAATGCTACGGTAACCCAATTCTCTAAAGACGGCTTACCAATTCGTACATATAACTTTGTTGGTATCTTCCCTGTCTCAATCGGTGCTATTCCATTAGATTGGGGCACAAACGATGCCATTGAAACTTTTGAATGTACGTTCTCGTATGATTATTGGCAAGCTGGCGAAGGTGTTGTAGGACAAGTAACTAACGCCCTCTTTGGCTAATTCTTAATTATATTATAAAGAAATAGTATATTAGTAAAGAACGGCGGTTACTTTGTGACCGTCGTTTTTTTAATCATTGACTCAAAAACGTGTTAATGCTATAATATAAATAGAGATGTAAAACTATTCTAGGAAGTGTGATAGATGGCAGTAGAATTATTTGGTTTCACAATTGCTAAAAGTAAAGAAGAACAAGCAGCTAATACTGTAAAATCATTTGTGCCACCCGCACATGATGATGGTGCTGTAGAAGTAGCAGCTGGTGGCGTATATGGTACATATGTAGACCTAGAAGGCACAACTAAATCAGAAGCAGACCTTGTTTCTCGTTATCGTACTATGGCCATGCAACCCGAATGTGATAGTGCTATCGAAGATATCGTTAATGAAGCTATCGTTATCGATAATGCTATGCCCGTGGATATTATTTTAGATGATTTAGAATATTCAGATAACATTAAAACTAAAATTAGAGAAGAATTCTATAACGTATTAAAACTCTTAGACTTTAATGGTAAGGGTTATGATATCTTTAAACAATGGTATGTTGATGGTCGTTTATACTATCATCTTATGGTTAATGAAAAGAAACCTAGAGAAGGTATCAAAGAAG